ATTACAATGCTCTGTTTCATTCTAGTTGCATGAAACTTAATTGCTTCAACAACCATTGCCTGGAATGTTCTATCCTGTTCAAGTACCTTATATTCTTTTTCAGTAACAATACGATTCTCCATCCTAGAAGATTCAGCTTGTAATTGACTCATACGTTCTTGACCAGCTGTTGCAACTTGATCTTCCATCATCTTTTGAGCATTCTGCATTTCTAGTTCATACCGCTCTTGCAACATACCTCCTGATTCAACAGCTTCTTGCATTTGTACTTGCTGTTCCAATAATTGTACCTGCATTTCAGCTTGCAATTCTTTCATATAGACTTCTATTTGCTCTCTTAGTTCTGCTATAACTTCTTCAGAAGGAGGAACCCTATAGAATATATTCATATAAGGAACTTTGACTTTTTCATAACATTCAAAGTATTCCAATAATTTTTCATCTTCATCATTAGATTTAATAGAATTACGCATACTAGTACCACCAGTTTGTGTCACTCCAGCAGAATCAGCTCCAGAAAATGAAGGACCATCCATAAATCCTCCACCAGCACCAGAAATTACATCCTTATAGGAAAAATCCTTAGTATTCTGATCATATGTCTTGGTAGAGAAGTTCTTATCTCCACTATAACGTGAGGATGCATTCTGTATTTTCCTTGCACTTTCTGGAAATTTTAACTTTAGATGTCCTTTAGGCAATATCTTACGTATAATAATATAAGCTGCATCCCTAAATAAGATATCTCTAGATTTAGCATCTACAAATACATCAAATGGATCTGGCTGCTCAATAGTGACCTCGCCCAGTCCCCTATCATCATTCGGATCTACTGTAACAAGAAGATAGCCTATGGATCTAGTAATAGCATCATTAATAGCATTAGATAAAAGAGACGATCCATCTGATTGATACCATATATAATCAGCAATATCAGAAAATACAGCAGCAACATCTATATCACTACCTTCTGCTCCAACTGCCTGCCATCTAGGACGACTAGCAGTAGCATAATAATTAAGCATTTCAACTACGGGTAATATTCTATTTATAGTAAATGTAGGCATCCCCTGATCTGTTAAGGATTGAGTTTCTTCTTCACTAAGCTGATTATCATTAGCAAAATCATAACCTTTCTGATTAATGAATTCCCATTGTTGTCTCAGTCCACTCTCTGCTATTTCAAAGAGGTGAAGTATTCTATCTGCTGTTTTATCTTTTCTAGCCATCTTTCTCTCTTATCTTTTCATTACAGGATTCACAGGTAACAAAAGCCCTAGGAGGATGTGCCATATCCTCAAGCTTCTTGACCCTATCTGTTAATTTTTGCAATAATTTACTTACTCTCAACATGATCTCCGCTACGCTACTATCCATGATTTAGGAACTGGCTTATGTTTATAATAGACACCTTCTTGATCCTGTTTAATGTTATCATCAGGGTATGCATACAAACATGCATAAGCTAATGCATCTATTGTGTCATCATGAGACATTCTAGGTCCGAATGTTATAATCTCATGCTGTAAATCATAATGCTCCTTTTTAATATGTATCTGTCCTACAGAAAACCTTTGTGCAAGCACTGATTGTATTCTGTCTCTTTTTGATTGTCTAGTTCCAGGTTTTTCTTCTTTAAATTTAACAGTGAAGTTATTCCTACGCATCATTTCTGATTTAAGTGCTTGAAAAACTGGTCTAGACATTGTCGTATCTTCAATGACGAACATATTCGGGCTAAACGCTTGATTGATCTCAAATATATAATCAACAATGCCCTTTTGGTCTTGTTCCTGAATTCCAAGTACAGGTAAACTCCGCTGACGCACATAGTCCAGAACGTATATGCGATTATACTCATCAATCCCAATAGTAATAAGTACCGAATAATCGCTATCTCTTCGATTTATATCGGTAGCAGTATCCACACCTGTAAATACGGTAACAGGTAGGATATCGCCAGATTCCTGTATAATATAAGATATTCCATCATTCTCATTATGAAAAAATGAACCTTCCCAATACTGTATGTGATCTCTATTAAATACAGAATGATCCTCACTCTGTACTTCCATCATGTATTCTTGATAAAACTTGTGTGGCTGACCAGAGTCAGCATAAAACTTTTTCTTCCTATCCATCTCTTCCTGGCCAAACCAGGAATCCCAAAGAACTGCTCCCTTGTCATCTATCACCTTATACAGCAGTACATCCCAAGAAAAATCATCCCCACCAACTTTTGCTTTAGCCGAATTAACAATAAGATTGTTAATAAAACTGTCGAAATGCACAGGTGTACCATTAACCCGCAAGCGACCAGTATGAGGCTCAAGAGCAGGGAAAACAACAGCAGTAATGAGGTTAGCATTTTTTGCCCTAGCATCTGAAGTGATGGTATTGTTTTCATCTTCAAAATCGTCCAAAACAACGAGATCGTATCTTTTATGCAACTTAGCACCCCCACGAATGCCAGAGATATTTGACTTAGAAAGGAGTTTACATCCATTTGAAAGTTCTATATCTGTTTCTGTCCATTTCCTTCCCTTTAAATCTCCAAAATAATATTGTATTTTATCATTCATTTCTATGTGAGATTTAACATAATCCATATTACCAGTTGCCAGCTTTGCAGTAGCAGAGATCCAACCATAAAAATAAGGTTCATCTGTGTCATCTAAACCCCATTCAACTCTTTTACCAGCAAAACAGAAATCTCGCATAATATCAGCTTTCGTAAGTACTGTCTTTCCATGTCCTCTAGGCATAATAAATGCAGCTTGCCTGATAGATTTATCATTAATCTTATCTGCTACAACATAATGGAAAGGAGGAGTATCAGATCTCATAAAGTCATCTGGAAGGAATAACTTTCCAAATGATATCAAATCCTTATATGCTAACTGTAATGACTCTTCTTCTTTTGAGACATTATGGAAGTTAACATTTATATTGTCTACCACCTTCCTATTGGACACCTTGCTGCCTTTAATTTAGTTTTCAATTTCATAAAGCACCCACATTGAGAACATCTGTTATTCGAATCAAGATGCTCACAAGATTGACATATATCCCAGCGAGTATCAATCTGATCGCTTACTAGCTTTTTTCTTAGATAATTTGCGAACTGGTCTATCTGTTTCATGCGGTTCCCAAACTGGATGCCGCTCTCCAGAATAAGGTCAAGTATGTGTAGCTCGGTCTAGATCTTGCCATAGATTAATCTTAACCTTCATAGTCCCATTCTAGTACGTAATCTAGTTACAATATCCTGTTGTTCCTTTATCATATCTGCATGAGCTTTTAAAGTTTCAACTACATATCCCATGCTTTCAGTCATACCAATGATATGATGCATTACATCTTCATTTGTTGTATCTTTAGACTTAGACTTTGCCTTAGTCTTCGTAGAGTTTGCCAATGTCGACCTCCAGTGATTTCATTTCATCCATTGTTGGGCCTGGGTATTCACCTTCTGCATAAACCGATTCAGCAGGTTTAGTAGTCTCCTGAAGCTTTTTAGCATTTAAGTGTTCAGTAATACCATATTCAATAAATAGATCTCTATTATTCTGATAATATGATAATGCCTCTGAAAGATCCTGACTTAACAGTCCATCCACTGGCATTCCTGGTCCACCCATTAGTTTCTCTATTTGATTGAAATTCCATTTAAGGGTAGAGACGTGCTCCGTATTTTCGAGGTCGGCTGCTCGGACTTGCTTATCCAGGCTGAGGATGAACGCCTTCTCATCATCGAGAAGGTACGTTTCTTCTTGTCCATATTGCAGTGTTTGACCGTCTAATGTTTTAAATTTCGGCATCGTCTTTCCCCTCTAATAGCTGTTTTCTATCATCTAGCCTTTCAGCATCTTCAGGCAAAAAGCCTTTAAATACTGCCCCACCAATAGCGGTTATCTCCTTTCTTGTCTCTTTGATTTCTAATATGTCTGCAAGCTCAAATAGAGCTTTCAACTTATCAGAATCCTTTTCGCCAGATACTGCAACGTCTTTAATACCTTCTAATACCATAGTATCATCGATACCTAACTTTGCTAATACTGGTTTTAATTCTGCTTTCATAACACTCCTTACCCTCTCCTGTTTTAAAAGTAACCCTGCCTGGGCCTGTGCATAATGTTTGTCCTTAGTTGTGAAGGCTCTTAAGTATGCTTCTGTCCTTTCCATGCCCTGGGAAACAAATTCAGCAAATAATTGTTCTTTCTGAGTTATATGCTCCCTATTGACGGTTTGTGAGTAGAGAGATTTACCTGAAATATTATAGATATTCTCTCTTTTTTCACAATCCATCTTGTAAGACTGTTTACAGATAAAGGTACCCGTACAAGTACCCACATACTTCAGAGCCTTAATCTTTTTAGTAGGTCTGGAAAAATAACCAGTCCTTAAAATCTGAATAATGCATCCATCATCTGATAGAATCCAATCCCCTATGTCACCTTCTCTCCAATTGTCAAGAAACTGCATGTGATCAGGAAACTCATCCTTATTATCATATACTGTATGGCTTTGATCTTTTACAGTATATTCTCTCATGCTTTGGCTATACCTACTGCATGTATTAACTTCATCAGCTCCTCATCATCAAAATAGTCTTCATCATATTCAACAATAGTCCAAGGGATATCTTCTGATGTGCCACCATCTTCCTCGATTTCTTCCTGGATATATTCAATCTCTTCTGTCTTGTCATTATAAGCAATAATAAGATGGTAGATCTTCAAGATATCTCCTTTCGTGTAGCCTTACAGCTGCGAGGGCCTTAGCCCGAGCATGTATCTTAAGCTGCATAAGTCATACACCATAGTTTACATACTTTATGTGATATAAGTCAAGTCTTATAAGTCCTGTAATAACAACATTGTAAGGTGATTAGGAAAATGGTTTACCATTTGAGTAATCAATCCTATACTGGTTCTATTGCTTCTTGTTTGACTTCAGGATTTTCAACTGATCCAGGTGCCTTTTGTTCACTCTTAGCTTGTAGATACTCCATAAACTTGGCTTTCTTATGTGTATAATCTAGAAAATCGGAGAATACTTCAGTAAGTGCATTCAGTTGTGATTGAGTCGCCATCAGCCTGTACCGTATTTCCTGGATTGCTGTCTGCAATTCTTTGCTCGTAAGCTTCTTTCTCTTTCTTTGTTTCATTACAGTCCTCTTGATAGTGAATATGATCTATTTCGCAGTAGCTTGGACAGGTGTAACTTCCCCCTGGGCAATATTCCAATCGGATTTCTCCAAGCCACATTACCCATGCTAAAGATAAGGCTAAGAGCGTACTACCCACTAGTTATTTATTCCTAGTGAATACCCATACTCCTATATTGAGAGCTGCTATTACAGCTGTAAACAGGGATGCTCCCTGTACAACATAATGCAACTGCCATAACCCTACAATCAGGTTTACCCAGCGTACTAGCTGGAACCTTTCCGCACTGTTTATTATAGTTTCCAATCACTTCTTCTTTATCTCTTTACTTTCTTGATTTCGTAAGTAGTCTTCTAAACTGTCAAATTCTTTCTGTAATTCTTCTAAAAATGGATCTGGCTTAGGTGAAGTCCAATATCCTCCATTTGGAAACATTACCATTAGTTCTTCATCTGAGTCTACTAGATTTACTACTAATATAATATATGGACCATCACAAGTAGCATAACCTCTACTCATATCCAGAGATACGATCTCTCCAGGATTAAGTTCGTCATTGGAGACCTTCTTCCATACATTTATTTCCGTAGTTTGCGTACTATTAGTGAGAGACATAAAGAGAATGCAGGCAGTAAATAATACCAGTATTTTTTTCATAATATCTCCTTAGCTTGTATTTAAGCCCCCCCTTCTGCATAAGTAATATAGACGAGTTACGTTAACTTTGCAACTATGTGAGCCTCGTCACAAGAAGTTTCAAAAATTGGGGCATTTTAGTATGTGACCATATTCACACGATATCACCCATGCTAAAGGACTTTCTTTGGCGAATTTAGGTTAACATTCAAATCAAATAGAAAAGGAGTTAGAACAATGAAAGAATGGATGCTTGCAGTACTCAGATGGTCAGACAAGTGGAGAGATAGTGAGACTGATCTCGCTGGCTCTGCTTACTACTTCATACCAACTGGTGAATCATACGAGAATGATCATGGTCAAGAGTTGGTGTACTTCAACAATGATGTGGATACTGATGAACCTCGTCCCTGCCTACGATTCAATGGTGGCAAGGAGACTTACGAGAAACTTCCTGCCAAAGCCTACATCAATGTAGATCCGAACTACGATGGATCAAGACTGATGACAGTGGAACAGTACGAGAAGTCCTCGAAGCAGATCCAAGGTGCAAAGATCACCACTGCAACACAACCCTCTGCATAGTGTAGGGGGTAGGACAGGGGGCTTCGCCCCCTTTGTGACTGCGTAAACCGCAATAATATACCTAATAAGGGCTGTTATGCTGTGTATCTGTGCAAGCAAACACATTATATTCTATACTACATTGTTATACCATTTCCAGTATGACAGCCCGTAAGACTTATACCTATCAACCTAAGGAGTAATATACATGGAAACAAATAGAATACTTATGATTCTTTCACCTATCGTAATACTACCAATGGCTGTGTTAGCTATCGATCTTGGTATATCTTCTATCCTTACAGTATTCATACTAGCTATCTATACTATTATATTAATCAAAGC